CATATCAGCCTGTTTCTACTGGTGACCTCAACCTCGGTGAAGCCGGACAGCATATTTGAAGAGCACTGGACGCCGGATTATCTAACGCAGGTCGTGCAAGTGTCCTCGACAAAGCAATTCAATCTACTCAGTTGGACGGCCTCAAACTCGACAACAATCTTAAACGTGCTCAAATCGCCGCCACGGTTTCAACTATCCGTCAGGCCGGTCACCCCCCTGGACTACCGAGTATCGGTTCGAAAAGCCTGCTTGACGGGCAAGGCGATACGCCAACTATTAGCGGCCCGGAACTTGATATCAAAACCAAGCAAGATGTTACAGACGCAAATTCTCCAGGCACTGTATATGGGACATCTCCGGAGGTCCGTATGTACCAGAGCCCATCCGGAGCTAGAATACCGCAAATGCCTTCAGAATTGGCAGAAAGCCTGGAAGGAGCAGATCCATTAGGAATGAGCGGATTACAGTATTATTTTAGAAACAAATTCTGGCCAGCGTTTGACATAGGTTTAATACCTGACAGCGAATGGCTGGCCTTGCCACCGGGCTACACACCGGGCTATAATTGGCTATCCGGCGAGTATGCAACGCCCAAAAATATGGGACCCGCCGGAGACTACGGAAATAGACACAAAATATTCAGACGCATCTTAGAAAGGTACAAACGATGAGATATCGTAGACGCAGACGCAGAGTTAATCGCAGGCGTCGCAAAATGCGCCGTCTTCGGCCCCTCCGTGTAGGGTATCGTATGTAATGCTCTGCACGAAACCAATAACTCTAAATGGGGGTGCATTTGGCTGCGGCCAATGCATCCCTTGTCGCGTTGCAAAACGCCGCGTGTGGACGCATCGCATAATGTTGGAGGCTGCACAACATGGAGACAACTGCTTCGTTACTCTCACGTATGACGACGAGAAAATTCCTAAGAACCAGTCTGTATCGCCTAGAGAACTCTCCTTATTCGTTAAAAGACTACGAGAAAGAACTGATACGAAACTTCGCTATTTCGCTTGCGGTGAATACGGTGATTACTCAATGCGACCGCACTACCATCTCGCCTTATTCGGATATCCTAACTGCCGCCGAGGTAGAAGCCATTTCAATAAGCGCACAATACGCTGCTGCGCTAGCTGCGATGAAATCTTAGCGGCATGGCAATACAATGGAATAATAATGGTTGGCGACCTTACTATTCAATCAGCGGCATATATCGCCGGGTACGTTACCAAAAAGATGACCAAGGACGACGATCCTCGATTAGAAGGAAGATTACCGGAGTTCGCCAGAATGTCGCGACGGCCTGGAATTGGCGTCGGCATGATGCACGATCTGGCATCCGTGCTTCTAGAACCATGTATCGAAGAAAAGATGATCGATGTACCCGTGGCACTCGACCATGGCACTGTCTCATTTCCATTGGGGCGTTTCTTACGCAGAAAACTACGTACCTTTGTTGGTAGATCCCCTAATGCCCCGCCGGAAATCCTCGCCGCGCAAGCCGAGGAACTGCAAGCTTTGCGCAAAACTGCATTCGATGCTTCGCAATCGTTCTCGAAAGCTATCGTGGAAAAGAACAAAGCGAAAATTCTTCGGATAGAAAGTAAAGAAAAACGACGCAGAAAGGAAATAATATGAAACGCTATAAACATTCGCTCTCAAACTACAAGCTTTTCTCATGTGATATGGGTGAGCTAATTCCTTGCGGACTTACGGAGGTTCTCCCCGGTGACAGTATACAGCAGGCTACTAATGCACTTGTACGCGCCTCGCCGTTACTCGCTCCTGTTATGCACCCCGTCCACGTCAATATTCATCACTGGTTTGTCCCGCACAGACTTGTATGGGATGACTGGGAAGATTTTATTACGGGCGGACCAGACGGGGAAGATGATAGCGTTTTTCCAACTATCACAATGCCCGGCGGAGGCGGAGCTCCTGTTGGAAGCCTCGCAGACTACCTTGGCGTTCCGACAGGTGTCAATTCACTCGAAGTTTCAGCACTGCCGTTCCGAGGGTATGCACTTATATTCAATGAGTGGTACCGCGATCAGGACCTTGTTACGCCGCTCACAATCGACACTACGTCTGGCGCTGACGCCGCTACTAGCACGGCATTACAAGTTGGAATGTGGGAAAAAGACTACTTTACTTCTGCGCGACCGTGGGAACAGAAAGGACCGGCGATCACAGTTCCGCTCGGAACTTCTGCACCGCTCAGACTGAACCCGGCTTCCGGTGCGCTAGCAAATACACTTCCGCGCACGTCATCAACAGGTGCGATAAATACAGCCGCTTCTGCGAACCTGCAAGGCGACGTATCAGGAACGATCCAAAAATCCGGCACTGCCTTATCGCTTGACATTACGCCTCATACTGTGGCAGACTTATCTACAGCGTCAGCAGTTACTGTAAATGTGCTGCGAGAGGCGCTTGCACTACAACGTTACCAAGAAGCGAGAGCAAGATATGGATCACGATACATCGAATACCTCAGGTACCTTGGAGTTAGGTCCAGCGACGCACGCCTACAACGGCCCGAATATCTCGGAGGTGGCAGGCAAACTATCCAGTTTAGCGAAGTTCTGCAAACAGCAGAAGGGACGAACCCCGTCGGAGAACTACGCGGCCATGGTATATCTGCAGGCCGCACTAATCGGTTTCGCCGCTTCTTTGAAGAGCACGGCTACGTTTTCACTCTGCTCACCGTCCGGCCAAAAACCATCTACGGAAACGGCCTCGCCCGCCACTTCAACAGACGCCTTAAAGAAGACTTCTGGCAAAAAGAGCTAGAGCATATCGGACAGCAAGAAGTCCTGAACAAAGAGGTATACGCAGGTGATAGCGGACCAAACGATGTGTTCGGATACCAAGATAGGTATGACGAATATAGACGCTCTGAAAGCACGATCTCTGGCGAGTTCCGAACTAGTACGCTCAACTTTTGGCATATGGCACGCATCTTTGCGGGCGACGTTACTCTTAACGCCGATTTTGTTAAGTGTGTGCCTACTGAACGCACTTTTGCGGTTCCGTCAGAAGATGTCATTTACGTCATGGCAAAACACAACATTCAAGCCCGACGTATGGTCTGTCAAACTGGAACGAGCTTTATACACTAGAGGTGGAAAATGGCTAGCGAAGCATCAGCTAAACGACACAATGAAAACGGGGAAGAAATCCTTGACAATACCCCGATCCAACCACCGCTGGGCTACAAACGAACGCCTAGTCTCTACGAGCAAATCCAACAGCAAGTTAGGCTTTCTAAGCTAATGGAGCACGACGACGAACCAGAAACTGACGAGGAAGCCGACGACTTTGAAATTGGTGACGATTTTGAACCAATGTCGGAGCATGAAAACGACCACATACCGTCAATTAAAAAGCTGAAAGCCGAGGCCAAACGTATCAACGATGAGATAAAAGAGGCCCAACGCAAAAAAGCTGTTGACGACTATGAAAAACAGCGCTATAACGTGAATACTGGAGAAGACGCGAAAAAGCCCCCTCCAGAAAAAAAAGAAGAAACTCAAGAATAACTAAGGGGGCGCCGCAAGGCGCCCCTTTTTTCTTCACTAAACTTCGGGCTCGCTTGCATGCCCCGTCGCCCTCACCCCGCTGGGGCGTCAAGGGGCATGCCCTTGAGCCCGCACTGCACTTGCGTTAGGGATTGAGCGGACCTTGCCGCCCTCTTGCGGCGCCCCGCGAAAGCCCGCCCGGACGCCCAAAACTGTGTTAGCATCAGACCAGACCGGTGCATTACTCGATATGCACTGGTCTAAGTGACAGCGAGGCACTCGATGGCCAAACCACAGAGACACTCCCGTAAAGCTCAATCGGAGCGCGATCGCATTCCGATCGCTAGCGTAGCTGCTCCGATACAAATCAGACGGCCCGATCCTCGCCTTCTGATGCTACAGCAAGAACAATGGCGAATTTTAGAACAGCAAAGGAGCTATGATGAATATGTTAGGTCAATATCAGACAGACGTCAGCACCATCCAAAACGACAGCAGAGAAATCCTGGATACGTTAAACGAAGCGATACGCGTCTTGTTATCAGACCGAGTCCTTCTCGCTGGTATTCTATTGGATTCCAGCGACCTGACCGAATTGCAATTTGTGTCAGGAGACGTGCAAGAAAAGAAGTCTTACATGCGCTTCGTCGTCAAACTAAAAGGGGACACGCATTGTCAAGGCCCAAGAGAACTAACGCTTGGTCTAGAGTTAAATGTTAACGCAAAGGAGATGTAAATGTTAGGATCTATTCTAGGCGCAATCGGCTCTATCGGATCGTCAATTCTCGCCTCTCGATCCGCCGATAAGCAAGCAAAACTACAAAAGCAATACGCGCAAAACGCTATACAATGGAAAGTCGAAGATGCAAAAAAAGCAGGTATTCACCCGCTATACGCGCTTGGCGCACAAACTACCTCATATCAGCCTGTTTCTACTGGTGACCTCAACCTCGGTGAAGCCGGACAGCATATTGGAAGAGCACTGGACGCCGGATTATCTAACGCAGGTCGTGCAAGTGTCCTCGACAAAGCAATTCA